GCGTTGGCTTCATTTCTTTATGTTGTTTGTGCCTGTTATGGGTCTCTGGACCTCCAGTATCGGTATTATTGGTCTTGCCCTTAATCTTCGTGCTTACGATTTTGTTTCTCAGGAGATTCGTGCTGCAGAAGACCCGGAATTTGAGACGTTCTATACAAAGAACGTGCTTTTAAACGAAGGCTTACGTGCTTGGATGGCTCCAGTAGACCAGCCGCACGAGAACTTTGTGTTCCCAGAGGAAGTTCTACCTAGGGGTAACGCACTCTAAAAATAAATATAAGGAGTTCTCCGAACTCCTTTTTTTATGCTTCTTATTCTCACACTCTTCACAGCATTTGGATTCTTTATGTTCCTTATGTCTTTAATACAAGACTGTTAAACTTATACATAGGAAAGTTGCAAAACTAAAATGAAAACTCTAACACTTACAGAGGAACAGATTAAACTTCTTGCTGATGCTGTATGGATGCGTCAAAGATGTTTTATTGCTGGTGACAAAAGATTCAAAGAGTATGGTACAATGTTGGAGACAATTCTAGAAGACATTGACTACACCCCATTAAGATATTGAAATGATTACTTCAGAAACACCTTACAAACTTGCTGAAATAATTAGAGACACTTTTCCAAATCTTTACAGACCAGCAAAAGACACTTATAATACGAAAAGTCAGAAGAAAAAGAATGTATGATTATTGGGTGGTGACTGACAAAACTACAGGTAGAGTACTTGCTCATTGTGGAGAAGAATCTGATGCACTTATGATGGTCCAGTTTGACCCACACAAAAGAGCATACAGAAAACAAAAGTTTATTATGGACCAAGTGATTACAGTAACTTCAACTGTAGATAAACAACTTCCCGGACAGCAAGGATTGCCTGCGGCAAAAGAAGAACTACCTCCAGTAGAACTTCAGCAGCAGGTATGGTTACCTGAAGGTCAAGGAATTCCAATTAACACTAAATAATTTTTCAGTTTATAGAGAGATATGAAGTTTACAGTTTATTCGAAAGATGGTTGCCCATATTGCTATAAAGTGCAGCAAGTGCTACAATTAGCAAGTCTTGATCATGTAGTTTATAAATTGGGAGAAGATTTTACTAGAGATCAATTTTACTCTGAGTTTGGGGAAGGATCTACTTTCCCTCAGGTAATTGTAAACGATAAACATATTGGTGGTTGTACCGATACCGTTCAATATCTAAAGGAACAAAATCTAGTCTAATGCATAGCACACTCCACGAAGTCTATAATGATGTTGAAAAGGCAATTGATTATGCTTTTAATGGACAGTTCGTTTTGAAATTCTATGACTATCTGAAAATTCGTGGTACTAAGAAATACGAAGTTGAAGAATTCATTGAAAGTTCTACCGCAAATGAACTTAGTAGTTTAGTAATGGATCTTGATGATTATCTTGAAGGTGGTTCTGATGAGATTCATAAACAACTTCGTGAGGGATATGGACATATCCCAAAACCACAAGCAAGAAAAATAAGAAATTACCTTTACGCCATTCTTGAGGATGCCTGGAGATATAATCATGACAAGAGACCAGGGCGACGAAAGAAACAAACTAAATAATTTTGAACCCCAGATTAATCGGGGTGTTGAGTTATTACTTAGAAATAGGAGGAAGAGAGAATTAACACCAAAGACTTTTCAAGTGAAGTTTGGTAAAATGATTTCTCTCTTCCGTAGAGAGTTTCATTTCTTTATAGAATTTCACTTTGATATCAGGAAAAAATAAACTCTCTGGAGAAGAAAAATGGAAACAGCATACGTAGTAACATTTGCAACAATGTTCACCTTGCTCTTTTTTATGGTAGGCGGTATAATAGGTTGGTTAACCTACAGGCATTTGCTAGAGTCAAGACCTCCGTATTTGCATCCAGAGTTTTTTGATGAAAATGGACAGGTAATACCCGACGAAATTGTCTCAGTAAGATTTGAAAACGATTACGATTATGAGTACGACGAAGACGAAGAGGACAGTTGAAAAACCCATTGAAACTCTTCCAACAAACCCTTTTGTATTTGAAGTTTTAGAACTAGCTTCAAAACAAAGAACTAATGCAAGAAAAGTAGAAGTTCTAAAAACATATGCACATGATGCTTTAAAAGCAGTTTTTATTTGGAATTTTGATGAAACAGTGATTTCTCTTCTTCCTAGTGGAGAAGTTCCTTATGGAAACGTTGATGATCAATCTGTTTATTCTGGAACTCTATCCCAAAACCTATCAATGGAAGCAGTTGGTGGCGAATCAGCAACTGGACAAGACTTAGATGGTAGAGGTAAAACATCACTACGCAGAGAGTATCAAAACCTTTATCATTATATAAAAGGTGGAAATGATAGTCTCACCACAATCCGCCGAGAAATGATGTTTATCAATCTTCTACAAGGTCTCCATCCCAAAGAAGCAGAAGTATTAATTCTCACAAAAGACAAGAAATTGTCTGATAAATATAAAATCAGTCTTGATACTGTGAAGGAAGCATATCCCGATATTACTTGGGGAGGTCGTTCGTGAGGACGGTTGTAGCAAAGGAGGAAGTGTTAATGGAGTGGACATCAGAAGAAAAGAAATCTCTTCCTCCCAAGTACGGATGTGAACTTTTATTTGAAAAAACTACCCTTCAACAAATTAAAGATCCATCACTTCCTAATGATGCATATCTTGTAATTTATGAAGTTGATGGGAATGCTCATATGGATCTTTGTAGAGGAACAAGAGTAAGAATCTTTGACCTTTACTATGATAAGTTTGGTCCAGGAGCAGTTAAGAAAATTGATTTTGGTTATGGAAGAACTAACCCCAAGATCTGGGGTTATAAAGCACCCGAGAAAAAGAAAAGAAAATGAGTGAAGGATTTCAGGATAATAAATTAAAAGTTGGAGTTGAAATTTCCACAGACGAAGTTCAAAAACTTTTAAAACAATATAAGAAAGTAAAAAAATATATGAAATCTCCTCTGTTCGCAGTGAAAACTATGGATGGAACCGAGAAATATGTAAGCGAACTATTAAAAGAAGCAGAGGAGAATGGGTGATCATTATTTACTAAACCTATATGGATGTTCATTTGTCCTTTTGGATGACGAAAAATATCTTATAGACTTATTAGAAAATGCAGCAGTAGCAAGTGGTGCAACTGTCGTTCAAACGATTTCAAAAAAGTTTGAACCTCAGGGTGTCACTGTTATTTGTTTATTATCAGAAAGTCATATTAGTATTCATACCTGGCCTGAAGAAGGTAAAGCAGCAGTTGATGTTTATACTTGTGGAGATTGTAATCCTAAGATAGGTTGTGATATTATTATTCATCAACTTTATGCTGCTGAACATAAACTAGATTATATTAAGAGATAAATTGTAACATAAGTTACAAAATAAGTTGCCTAACTATATTAACAGGTCTATAATGACCTTACGTTCATCTGGAATACCAGACGGAAGTAAGCCGACGCGGAACGCATTATCGTTCATCCTCACAGAGGACGGAAACGCCGACTGAAGGAACGCTCTTTAACCTAAAAAACTAAGGAGAAAACCTAATGTCTAAAGTAGTATATCGTGGCATCGAGTATGATACCCAGAAGCGTCTGGAGTATCAGCAACAAATGATGCAACAACCCCAACAATACAACGAAACCTATCGTGGTGTTAAGTTTGTAAAGGATGGGCATAAGTGATGCAGAAACTCAACGTTCTTCAACTCATTAAAGAGCAGAAGCAAAAAGAGCAACGTCGTCACCAAGCACAACTCGCTAATGTTGGAGCAGGGAAATGATTGCTACAATTGCTTCTATTACAGGCGCATCAGTAGCATTCATTTACTTAATCTATTTTGAAATATTATTGTTAAGTAAGTGAATATTTTTAGAGGGGACTTGACTCCCCTCTTTTTTTTGTCTATAATTACCATTGAAAAGGTTTATAAAAAAATGGACCAAGAAAAATTAAAACTGATTGTAAGAAATCTTGAGTCTTTGGTAGAATGCCTTAAGGAAGAGATTAATTCTGATATTAAGGACCCTCAATATGAGGAAATTAAAAACTTTTTAACTGATTACGACGAAGTATTTTATGACGGAGAAGATGAATACGATGTATGATGAATTTGAGTTCATGAAACCCGAAGTAAAACTCATTAGCGTTACTCCAGATGCCGAAAAGCATATGGCATACTGCGCTAGAGTGAGTAACCCAAAGAATCAAGACAACGAAAGTTTTGGTGGATTGCTTAAGTATTGTATTAAACACCAACACTGGAGCATCTTTGAGCAAGCCTCAATGACTGTTGAGATTAATACGACAAGAGGGATTGCTGCTCAGATACTGAGGCATCGTTCCTTTACATTCCAAGAGTTCAGTCAAAGGTATGCAGATACAAACCTTCTAAATCAATCTATTCCTCTTCCTGAACTTCGCAGGCAGGATGATAAGAACCGCCAGAACTCAATTGATGATATTCCCGACTATCTAAAACTGACTCTACTGGAGGACATTAGAGTTCATTTTGAGAACGCTCAGAGACTCTACGACCGCCTTCTAGAGAAGGGTGTGGCAAAAGAGTGTGCAAGGTTTGTACTACCTCTAGCAACTCCTACACGACTCTATATGACTGGTTCTGTGCGTTCTTGGATTCATTATATTGATCTTCGCTCTGCTCACGGTACACAGAAAGAACATATGGAAATTGCAGAGATGATTCGTTGTATTTTTACTTGCCAATTCCCTGCTGTTTCTACTGCACTTGGTTGGACTCGTGAAGGATGTTCCGAATGTGTAGATGCACCATCCATCACTATCGAATAAATATCCTTACATACAATGGAGGCGTAACATTGGCAACATATCCAGTTTATAATAAAGTTACAGGTGAGCAAAAAGAAGTTGTTCTCAGTGTTCATGATTGGGACCAATGGAAAAAAGATAATCCAGAATGGGACAGAGATTGGTCAGATCCTTCAACTTGCCCCTCATCAGGTGAAGTTGGTGAGATCTATGATCGTCTTAAAAAATCTCATCCAGGATGGAATGACGTATTAACTAAAGCTAGCAAGGCACCAGGATCAAAAGTAAAACCAATTTAATTTTTATATGGCAAGAAGAAGAAGAGAAGATCAACCTATTGGCGTTGGAATGACTGCTAAGCAAATGAAAAGAAAGAAACCAATTAGTATGGATTTGATGAGAGATATTGAACCTCTCACAGACAATCAAAAAATATTATTTGATTCCTATAAAAAGGAAAAACACTTAGTTGCTTATGGGTGTGCCGGTACAGGTAAAACTTTTATCACACTTTACAATGCTCTTAAGGATGTATTAGATGAAAAGAGTCCTTATGATAAAATTTACATTGTAAGGTCTCTAGTTGCTACTCGTGAGATTGGTTTCCTTCCTGGAGACCATGAAGATAAATCTTCTCTTTATCAAATTCCATACAAGAATATGGTAAAGTATATGTTCGAAATGCCAGATGATGCATCATTTGAAATGCTCTATGGAAATCTTAAAACTCAAGGCACGATTAGTTTTTGGAGTACTTCTTTTATTCGGGGAACTACTCTGGATAATGCTATCATTATCGTAGATGAATTCCAGAATCTAAACTTCCACGAATTAGATTCTATTATTACTCGTGTTGGTGAGAACTCTAAGATTATGTTCTGTGGAGATGCCACTCAGAGTGATTTGATTAAGACTAATGAAAAGAATGGAATCATTGACTTCATGAAGATTCTTCGTGCTATGCCGTCAATTGATATTGTCGAATTTGGTGTGAATGATATTGTTCGTTCTGGATTCGTAAAAGAATATATTCTTGCAAAAATGGAAACTATTGTATGACCTTTCAGCATGTAGAATTGAATCTACCAGTTCTTGAACGCGAACTGGTAGATGGTGTGAGGTATTATAAGTTACCTTCGGGTAATAAAAAGTTAGTTTCTATCACTTCTGTTATTAGTCATTATAAGAAAGATTTCTTTAATGCATGGAGAAAAAGAGTAGGAGTAGAGGAGGCAGATAAAATTACTAAGAGAGCAACTAGTCGGGGAACCGATATGCATACTCTTGTTGAATATCATTTGTTGACTAAAGAACTCCCTTCAGTCCAACCAATCTCAGAACATCTTTTTAAAATTGCTAAACCAGATTTAACTAGGATAAATAATATTCACGCTCTTGAGGGGGCATTGTATAGCGAAGTTCTTGGAATCGCAGGTACTTGTGACTGTATAGCAGAATTTGATGGTGAACTCTCCATCATTGACTTTAAATCATCAAAGCAACCAAAACCAAGAGACTGGATCGATGGATATTTCGTTCAGTGTGCAGCATATGCAGCAATGCTATATGAACTTACTGGACTAGTAGTTAAAAAGTTTGTAATCATTATGTCTTGTGAAGATGGTGATTGTGTAGTTTATGAAGAAAGAGACAAGAAAAAATATCTAAAACTACTCACAGAGTACATTAGAAAATTTGTTAATGATAAGTTAAGTGAATTGACTGAATAGAAAAACACTGATATACTTAATATAAGTTTGCGTTTAAAATTTTGCATATAACAGTTTTAGGTCAAATGGAAAATGAATTAGAAAAAGTTTTAGAAAGTAAATTCTTTTGCCCATCAAAGTTTGCACAAGAGATAGAAGGTCTTGTTCAGGTTAATCCTGAAATGAGTTACATTGATGCTATCATTTATTTTTGTGAGCAGAATAGTATTGATCTAGAGTCGGTTCCAAAACTAATTTCTAAACCATTGAAAGAAAAAATTAAGTATGAAGCAATGGAACTTAATTTCCTCAAGAAAACGTCCCGCGCAAAGTTAGTATTCTGAATGGCTCCATTTGAATGTTACAAAACTTATTTGGCATTAAAGAATCATTTTACTAAGAGTTCATACGACTATCATAAGTACAACAAAAAAACCAGAGCAAGTCTTCAATCTTTTTATAAACGTAAGGACAGATTCTGGTTTGAGAAATTGTCCAGACAAAAAGATGAGAAAGAAGTCGAAGACTTTTTTGTAGCAAATTTTGTTTTGTGTAATGATCCAGAAACACTCTGGATCGGTGAGATTATAAAAGAGGGAGAAGATAGGTACACTAAGTGGCAAAAGAAAGTACAATCTCTCTCTTATGTTTTTAAGGAAGAATCTGAAAGTCTTTTTGAAGAGAACAAGTTTGAAGATGTTTTCAACTGTTCTAAGGGACATCCACCTCTTCTAAAAAAATTCCTTGTTGGTAAAATTAGTATAGAAACTCTAGTCATTTACAACAAGATATTCCTGTTCGGGAATAAGTTTGATAAGAAACTCAAAGACCCTGTGTGGGAAACCGTAAGTCGTAGAATTAAAAAATACGAACCCTTCCTACATATAGATGTACTGCGTTATCGCAAAATTTTAAAACAATTAGTTCTAGGAGACAAATGAGTTTCTTTGATTCCGAAGTCGTCCGCGCTGAGATGGCAGAAATCACCGATTTGCAGGAAGAAGTTTATTCGAACGTTTTTAAATTTCCTGCAATGTCCAGGGAAGAAAAACTTGAGCATGTAAAAATTTTGGAAAGATTGTTGGATAAACAAAAAGTTCTTTATACTAGAATGAGTTTATCCGATGACCCTGAGGCAAAGGAGATGAAGGAACGTATCGTTGATTCTGCTGTTATGATGGGTATGCCTCCTGGAACTGATATGAACATCATCTTAAACAACATGTCGAAGATGCTTGAAGTCATGAAAGAACAGATTGACAAGACAGGTTCAGACCTGTAAAATAACGAAGTACACAAAGGCCAAATCTTACTCAATACGAGGTACAAATGTCATTTCAAAACCTTAAAAAGCAATCCTCTCTTGGTTCTCTAACCGAAAAACTAGTCAAGCAAGTAGAGAAAATGAGCACTACTTCTGGTGGTGCCGATGAGCGTCTATGGAAACCAGAGATGGATAAAACTGGTGTGGGTTCCGCAGTTATCCGTTTTCTTCCTGCTCCCGATGGTGAGGATGTTCCTTGGGCAAAGATGTATACCCATGCCTTCCAAGGTGCTGGTGGTTGGTATATTGAGAACAGTCTGACTACTCTTGGTCAAAAAGACCCAGTAAGCGAATTCAATCGTGGTCTGTGGAACAGTGGTAGTGAGCAAGATAAAGAAACTGTACGTAAGCAAAAGCGCAAACTGTCTTACTATTCTAACATTTATGTTGTAAAAGATCCTGCGAATCCGCAGAACGAAGGTAAAGTATTCCTCTTCAAGTATGGTAAAAAAATCTTTGACAAGATTCTAAATGCTATGCAACCTGAGTTTGATGATGAAGATCCAATCAATCCTTTTGATTTCTGGCAGGGTGCTAACTTCAAACTCAAGATCGTAAAGAAAGATGGTTACTGGAACTACGACAAATCAGAATTTGATCGCGTTGCACCACTCCTGGATGATGACGATGCTCTGGAAGCCCTCTGGAAGAAAGAGTATTCACTTACTGCAATTACTGCTGCAGACCAGTTCAAGTCATACGAAGACCTTGAGCGTCGTATGAACTATGTTCTAGGACTAAGTAAGACTTCATCTCCTGCTCAGTCTCGCGCTGTAATGGAGCAAGAGGATGAACATGAGTCCTATACTCAATCTTCAAGTCGTGAGGAGCGAGTAATGGAAGAACTGGAAGAGTCCTATAGTCGTGCTAAGTCACCATCACTTCCTAAGATTTCTCAGGATGATGATGACGATGATGATGCACTATCATACTTCCAAAAACTTGCTGAAGATTGATCAAATATAAAGTCTGATATTATCTCCCCTCTTTAAGGTAGTACTCACAAACTGAGTGCTACCTTTTTTGTAAGTCATAATATCATCAAGGTCATTATAGAATATATTTAAGTATCTTGGTTTTAAAATATAAATGTTTCTCTTATTTTCTTCAATTTCAGATTCATACTCGTAGTTTGTAATAGGTCTTACAAAATCTGAAGATGGAACTAAAACTGTATTTCCTAGACCAGAATCCCAAAACTCATAGTAATAGGAATTTCCGCGAGTTTCTGATGTCTCAGGAAGAACATAACTAATCAATTCTGTTCTTAAAGTTGATAGTGTTGGTGTTGCTATGTTTGGTACTGATGCTAGTTCGAATGTAAAGTTGAAAGCAATATTTCCCGAGGACGCAGTAATACTAGTAACTACAAACCTTCCATTATATTCAACTTCAGAAACTCCATCAATAATTACTTCACTACCAACTTCAAGATCTATAATACCATTTATAGTTGCTACATTTACTGTGGTTGATGGAGTAACACCATCACCAGAAGAAATGAAAAGAATAGATGAATTACTGATCTCTACAAAGTTACCATTGGTTTTCCAGTCTGGTGGAACTTTAATACCTGATTTTAAGACAATAGAACCTAAGGAATCACGTATCTCTTCGGTTTCATATTCACGTATTCCAGAATATAAGTTCTCATAAGAATCATATTTTTCAAGCATTACTTTATCAAAGGTTCTCTGAGTCATAGGCCATTCTGATTGGATATTCAGAATATTGTTTGATATAAGAACCACCCAGTCTAAAGTGTCATCATTGTAATATTTAAAAGCAACGTTATCGGGTCTTTCGTCTCCGATGATTGAATACTTTTCAAAAAAGTTCAGGTCACCAAAAATATCTTCTCTTAGTTTCGCACGTTTGAATAGATTTTTGACAGGAACATAATCTGAAATGTTCTGTTCTCCAGAATTTCTGCTGACGTATTCAAAATTTGGTATTTGTCTGAAATAAGGTTTCGCCATTTTATGCTCCTATTGGATGGTTTGATACTGGATCGCCAACACCATAGTTGAATGTATCATAATCTTTATCGTAAATCGGAGTAAGTTCTTGGAATGATAATGATATATTATATGCAACCATTGTACCTTCATTATAAGTTGCATAAGTTCCAAGTGGAGTATAGTCAACCGAACAATTAGTCAGAGCACACATTTTAATTAGATTTATTGCTGGATGTATTTCACGATTAGGTCCATATAAGTACTTTATTTTAAAAACATTAGGTGTTCTTAAGAATAGATTACTTTCTTCTTTCACTACAGCCATATTCTTTTTAAAGAATTTTATAATTTCCTTTACGGCCTTTGCCTCTTCACTATTTCTTGGAGACATTTTAAATGTAAAACTAAAAGGTCTTAATTGTGGTCCTTGGAACAAGAGTTCTAAGTTTGGATTAAGAACTTTACCATTTAATCTTGAAAGTAAGTTATTAACGCCAATTGCTTGGCCGACTAAGTAAGTTCTTACCTCTTCTGAACTTTGTCGGGCAGCATTTAATGCCTCAGTGATTTTTTCTGATGCGGCCGCCGTTACGTCTCTACCTGATCCTGCTTTCATTACTGCAGATG